TCTTGGCTTTCCAACTCTGCAATGGCTTGGCGTAAGGCATCCACCAATGCTTTGGTAGTTTGAATGTCAATAGGAACAATTGCACCAGGTTTCAGATACTTCAATACTTCAATCATGCTTGCAACCTCTCTTTTCTGGCCTCTGCCAGCATTTGCTTGAGCCACTTTGTGCCGCCAAGTAATACCCATTCCTGATACTGCCACTGCGTCAGTCTTGCGCCAATGCGCTTTTGCGTGGTGGTTAATTCCGATTTTGGCCGAGGCATCACTTCACCTCGGTATCGTCAAGCAGCACCTTGATGGCGATGCCGATGACCAGTATCAGCACCGCAATGCCGATCAAGCCGCCAAGTACAAATGCAATCATTGTTTCCATTTCAGCACCTTTGATTTGATGGGTTGCTCTTCCACTGCTGGCGCATTGCCAAATGTGGGTTGCCAGCCGTACTTGCGCCAAATGGCTTGCACATCAGCGCCGCGTGTGGGGGTGAATGCGGCATCAAAGACATGAACAGTTGGCCATGTAATCTTTGTGCCGTGTGGAGGTGTCCAGTTGAGTTTGCGTTTCATTTTTGTGTGGCCAGTAATTCCATTTCGACATCCTTGACACGGTCACGCAAGATGCTGACCTCATGTTCAAGCTCGGTGATCTTGCGTTGCATACGCTCGCGGGTCATGTTCTCAGCGTGCGCCCAGCCGATCATCGTTCCCTGCGTCACGGCTTGTCGTGCAAACTTGGCAAAGTCATCGCGGCTGAGGAATCCACCGCCCACTTCCATGGGTGGCGTGAACTTTCCGACAGCGCGGTCTATTTCAATTTGCATTGTTTGTGACATTAGGTTCTCCTTGGATAATTATTTCAACACGCCAAACAAGAAAATCATTCTGAGATCCTTTTTCTTTTAACCAATCTCCAAATTCTTGACATAGTTTTTGACGCTGTATGCCTGTCATTTGATAAAACGATGCAACTCGTGCCTTAAAAACAATGTCTTGTGTAACCGCATGGACTGAACTCATGCTTCCCTCGCTTTCATCATTGCGTCTGCGTACTGGTAAGACGCAACAGCTACTGCATCTGCGGCACGCTTTCCAGCCTCAAAATTGAAATCGGCTGGGTAGGTGAAATCAGGATGCCATCCCCTTGCTGAGATATATCCTTGCAACGATTTGGCCGCAAAGTAATCGCGCAAACTCATGCCTTTGCAAGTCATATCGTCATGCGTCCAAGGGAATGCGGTTGGGATTTCGTTCATGCCGACCACCATGCGACAAGCAGTGCAGCCAAGCCAACGCCGATGGCGAGGCACAGCAAGTAGTCAAAGGCTGCCTCTGCGCGTTTAGAGAGGCGGCGGTGCGCCTCTACGGTGAATGCGTGTTGTGTGTGGTTCATAAAAGCCTTTCAGGTTGTTGACGAAGTAATCATATCAATATTTCCAAATCTGTCAAATACCATGCGATTTAGTCAGGTATTCCATGCCTTACAATCCCTCTGCCGGTGTCATGCTTTCCGGCAGTTGCCTTTGGGGATCGGTTCGCTGATCCCCTTTTTTTGCCTTAAACTTGACCATCTCCACAAAACATGGTTAACATTCTACGCATGAAAATCGCACAGCAAGCAATTCTAGACATCAAGCACAAGGTGGAGGCCGCTGGATTCAAGATGTCCGATCTGTCCCGCGTGGCCGAGATCAATCAGGCACAGATCAGCCGCTGGCAAAACGGCATCACCGAGCCACTTTACAGCACCGTGGTGCGCTTGGACGAGGCCGCCAATGCGCTGGTATCGGCTCGCATGACGATGCTCAACAAGGCCATGGATGAGGCTGTCAAATGAGAGTCACCATAGGAATTGACTGCGGCTTGAATGGCGCGATAGCGGTGTTGGTAGACGGCCAGTTGCTATCGGTACACGATATGCCAACGCTGACAGTGGACATCAACAAAAAGACCAAACGACAGGTTTCACCGAATTTGCTGGCTCTTTTGATTGAGTCTATTAAGCCAGACTGCGCCATCGTGGAACGGCCAGCGGCACGGCCAGGTCAAGGCGTGACAGCCATGTTTGGCTTTGGCCGCAGCCTTGGTGTCGTTGAAGGTGTGCTGGCCGGACTCAGTGTGCCAGTGACCTATGTTGCACCAGCCACATGGACTAAGGCCATGGGCAAGGCCGCAGGCAAAGACGCATCCAGACAGCGTGCCATTGAGTTATTCCCCGCCATGTCGGAATACTTCAAGCGCGTCAAAGACGATGGCCGAGCCGAGGCAACGCTGATCGCAATGTGGGGGATTCGCAATGCAAGATAAAGAGAGACAAGTCATGCGCGAGCACATCATCTGGCTGGGCACTCAGCTCGAGGCGCAACGCAAAGCCAATCAGGACAAGGTGGTGCTCCTAAAGCGCATCCTAGACCCCGAAGATTTGGGACACGCAGTCAGTCATGAGGTACGGCAGCTCGCGTATCAAATCATCATCAATGACCACCACTTGGAAAGAGACACATGGCAACAAAACAACGCAGACTGAGACCATCAGCATCATCACGGTGGATAGCGTGTCCTGGCTCTGTGAAGCTCTGCGCTCAAGTACCGCAACGACCATCAGGTGAAGCCGCGCAGCTTGGCACTGCCATTCACGCGCTGGCAGAGACCTGCTATCAGCTCGACTCCGACCCCATGAAGTTTGTTGGCGAAGAGATCGAAGGCGTGATACTGACTGCTGATGATTGTCAGATGGCACTCAACTACTTGAACGAGATTTGGCACATTGAGGGTATTTGCGAGCGCATGAATGTCGAGTACCCCGTCAAGTACCAATCTGCGGAATACATTCAAGTCGGTGGCACTGCTGATGTCGTGGGTTACTCCATGCAAACAGGCAAGGTATATGTTACTGATCTCAAGACTGGCAAGGGCTATGTGTCAGAGGATTCAACACAGCTCAAGATTTATGCGCTCGCGTACACGCAGGGTATGAGTCGCGATTGGATCAAAGAATTCCATCTGACCATCGTGCAGCCGCATACAGGCGAGCCGCGCACTTTGGTGATGCCAGCAGCCGAACTGTGGGAGTGGGAAGAGAAGGTGTTGCGTCCCGCGATGATCGCAACCCAACTCGATGACCCGCCACTCTATATGTCTGAGTCAGCTTGCCAGTGGTGTGACGCGAAGACGATATGCCCGAAACAGAAGCAGCAATTCGATGTCGTGGCCGCGCAAACAGACATCACCACGATGAACAAAGAAGAGATTGCGGAGGTGATGAAGACACTCACGCCGGATCAGATCAGCGCAATATTAGATAAAGCACCTATGGTGGAGAAATTTATCAAGGCCGTGGAAGAGCACGCGATGCAAGCTATGGAAAAGGATGGCATGGTGCTGCAAGGATGGCAGTTGGCGCCGAAACGCCCAACACGCAAATGGGTTGACGGTGACAAGGCAGCGGATAAGCTGGCCGAGTTGGGACTTACCCGAACACAGATATTTGAAACAAACCTAATTACTCCAGCGGTAGCAGAGAAACTGTTACCAAAGGAACAAAGAGTTATCTTGGACGAGTTATCGGTCAAGGTATCAAGTGGACTCACGCTTGCGAGAGATCGCAGTTTGAGTCAATAATGCAACCCCGAAACTTTGAAAGCGAAACGCAAAATGCTTAATCTCTCTTCTGCTGGCGGCTCTGGAAACTACATCCGCTTTTCTCCACAAGCAAATGCTTGGACAAACAATCTCGGTGAAGAAATCCAACTCAAGAAAGTTGTATTCGACATCAATGATGTGCAAACAGGATGGCTCGCACTTGGTGTTGGACTGCGCGATTGGCAACCCGATGCCGCACTTGGTAAGAAAGGACCTCAACCATCGCCCGATCACAAACGCGGATTCATCATCAAGTTTTACAACAAGGAAATCGGACTTGTTGAGTGGTCATCGAATGGCGTGGGTCCGAACATGGGACTCGAACAACTCTACACAGCGTGCGCGGCACAGCAAGCCGCCAATGCTGGTAAGTTGCCTGTGCTGGAGTACACCGGCAGCAAGCTGGAGAAGATTGGCAAAGGCACAACACGCATTCCCGCGTTCAATATCGTGTCATGGATTGATCGTCCCGCTGGCATGGACTCGGAAGGTGCTGACCATTCAGCGCCATTCAATGCGCCTGCACCAGTTGCACCGCCAGCACCGCAGAAGTCAGCGATGGCCGCAGCAGTGGCTGACGATGAAATGTTCTAAGGAGAAATGAAAATGATTGAAAGTTACCCAGTGCCAGAAACACCAAGAACTATGCTTAGCGCTCAACGCAATGACCACAATCCAACTGTTGGTGACAACATTGAAGAAAAGATTCGTTATTTCGAATCTGAAATTGCTCGACTCAAGCAATCCAAAGAAGACCTCGCGCCTTTGCTGAAAATGCGTATCCGCGACATTCGTCAGGCAATGGATTACTAACTGATCGGCTTTAAGCACCGCTGGGTAGCACCAGCGGTTTTTTTTCCTCTAAAAAAATACAACATGAAATATCTCTCACTTTGCAGTGGTATTGAGGCGGCAACAGTAGCATGGCATCCCCTTGGCTGGGAGGCAGTAGCGTATTCGGAGATCGAAAAGTTTCCATCTCAGGTGCTGGCGCACCACTATCCACAAACGCCAAACCTTGGCGACATGACAAAATTTAAGGAGTGGTCAATTGAATCAAATGTCGATCTTCTTGTCGGAGGAACACCCTGCCAATCATTCTCAGTCGCAGGACTCAGAAAAGGATTGGATGACCCGCGTGGCAACCTCATGCTTACCTATCTTGCCATTGCTGACAAATATCGCCCCCGATGGTTGGTCTGGGAGAATGTCCCTGGAGTCCTGTCATCTAACGGAGGACAAGATTTTGGAGTCTTCCTCGGGGCGTTGGGCGAACTCGGGTATGGGTTCGCCTACCGGATTCTTGACGCTCAATACTTTGGAGTGGCACAGCGCCGCCGCCGTGTGTTCGTTGTCGGATACCTTGGAGATTGGCGACCTGCCGCAGCGGTACTTTTTGAGCGCCACAGCTTGTCAGGGCATCCTGCGCCGAGCAGAGAAAAGAGGGAAGGTGTTGCCGGCTATGTTGAAAGCAGCTTTGGACAATATCGCGAAGACAGCATCGGAGGAACAGCTAAAGCAAGTGGAGGTGTCCTTGGTGGAGGAAGTGAAACATTTATAGCGCAACCCATTGCATACAACATCACATTCTGCGATGCCAATGGGACGCGATCAGATAGACCAAATGGCGGCTTATATGTCAGCGAGACAGATGTCACAAGCACACTGACAAAGGCAGGCATTGGTACGAATGTGGCGCAACCCACAATCGTCCATGGCACACAAGACCCTTGTGTGTCTGACATTGCATTTGCTCAAGGCAGAAACAATGGTGGCGAGAATGTCATGGTGCAATCCATGGCCGTGCGCCGACTCACGCCAAAGGAATGCGAGAGACTGCAAGGCTTTCCCGACAACTACACCGACATCCAAGCTAAAGGCAAGCCAACGCCAGACGGTCCAAGGTACAAAGCCTTGGGCAACAGCATGGCAGTGCCTGTGATGGCGTGGATCGGACAACGCATCGAACAAGTAGAGGCAATATGCAAGCAGAACAAATAGCCAAGACGCTCGGCAACGCGAAGAAAGCAAATGGTCAATGGGTGGCGAGTTGCCCTGTACCGTCACACGGCAAAGGCAACGGTGACAAGAATCCGAGTCTCAGCATCCACATTGGCGATGACGGTAAACCGCTGTTCCACTGTCATGGTGGGTGCAGCCAAGAGGAAGTCTTTAACACCATCAAGGATAGAAACTTGTTGCCCGAACTGACAGAGAGGCCTGACCCGCTGGCCAACATCAAGCCAATCCCAAAGGTGGAATTCCAGCAAGAGTGGATATACACCGATGAAGACCGTCAGCCGGTATTCGTTAAGCAGCGTCTTAAGGTAGGCGACACAGGCAAGACTTATAGGCTCTACAAGATTGACGAGAACGGCAGAAAGCAAAGCTCACTCAGCGATGCACGCATCGTCCCCTACAACCTACCCGCGCTGCTGGACGCAAAGACAGCGGGACGCAACATCTTTTTGGTGGAAGGCGAGAAGGCGGCAGACGCGATCAAGTCGATTGGCATGATTGCCACCACTGCGCACACTGGCGCCGGATCATGGCCAGCCGCCATCACCGAATACTTTGCTGGCGCACAAGTCATCATCGTGCCTGACAACGATGTACCAGGCTGGCAGTACGCATACAAAGCAGCAGAGGCAATCCTGCCCATCGTCAAAAGCCTGAAGGTAGTTGACCTCGGACTTCAGGGGCAGGGGGACGATGCCTATGAATTCATTGAGGAGGGCGGCAGCAGGGACAAGTTGGTGGCGCTGGTCAAGGCGGCATCAATCATCACCAGTGTGGATCAGCTAACGATGCCCGAAAGATTGAATCCTGTGCTCAATTCGATTGCGAGTGCGGTGCAGCAAGTCACAGCGCCAACCGAAGACATTGCCAAGGAATTCGAGTCAGAGCCAAAGGATTTACCACCACCAAAACCAACCAAGCAAATAGCCATCGAGCACTGGGATTCGATCCAAGACGAGCCAGTCAAGTGGCTGATTGAGGGAGTGATACCTGTGGGTGCGTTTACGGCGCTCTATGGACCACCTGGGAGTTTCAAGTCGTTCATTGCGCTAGACATTGCCGAAGCGATAGCCACGGGCAGGACATGGATGGGTCACGGCGTGACAGAGAAGGGCGCGGTCTTGTACATCTGTGGCGAGGGATTTGGCGGTGTGGGGGCAAGGATTAAGGCGTGTAAGCAACACCACCAGACTCAGGATGGTGCGCCAATCTATGTGATCAGGCATCAGTTGAACCTCAGAGCCAGCGTGGAGGACTTCAATGCGCTGATGATTGCCATCGAGAACCTTGTCTCGGAACTCGGCATCAACTTCAAAATGATCATCGTGGACACCTTAGCCAGAGCCTTTGGCGGCGGCAACGAGAACGACTCAGCAGACATGGGCGCATTCATCACGGCCTGCGGACGCATTCAGCAGATCGTTCAGGACTGCGCTTTGATGATCCTGCACCACAGTGGAAAGGACGCGACAAAAGGGCTGCGCGGACATTCCAGCTTACTCGGCGCGGTGGACACTGAACTCGAACTCCTCAGATTTGAAGAACAGATGAAAGGTGTCATCACCATCAGCAAGCAAAAGGATGGCGAGGACAACAAGCGCATCGGCTTTGAGATGGTCAGCATTGAACTGGAGTCGCCAAGCTCACTGCAAATTGGCGATCCAGTGACGAGTTTGGCGGTGCAGGCCAGCGAACTCGGATCGTTCGATGGCATGAAAAAGGACAGCAAAAGCAATGCCGGACACGGCAAGAATCAGGTCTTGTCACTCCAATGTCTGGAATCAGCGATTAAGAAGAATGGATTCCTGAAGTTAATCGAAGGTTCTCAGCGCATGGTTGTCGATTTGACGCATTGGAAGGCCGAATTGTGGTCGAAAATGGGCTGCACTGATGAGGACAAAGACAGCTTTAAGGTGGCTTGGGGACGCATCAGGAAGGACTTGACGAAGTATGGACACGGCCAAATCAGCGATGGATTTGTCTGGTTGACCGTCAAAAGCAATTCTGGCGAGGCATTCTGATACTGTATGAATAAACAGGTAACAGGTAACAAACAAGGTACAAATGTTACTTGTTTGTTCCGCACAGGGTAACAGGAACAAACCGAGAGTCTAAAGACTCGGTGGTTTGTTACCCCCTGTGTGTTCCCAATTGACAACAAAACGAGGAAACGAGATGGCAACGAAAAAAAGCGCAAGACAGCATCCAGTGGCGGTGAGTCCAAGTCCACAAGCAGATTCGTGGACGATTTATGTGCAGTCAAGATTGGTGGAGTTGGAGGCCGCCAAAGAGGTCAGCGATCGAAAATGGGGAGAAAATCGACTGATTACTTTAGTTGACAGTGGACTCAGAGAGAAATTTTGGATTCAGAATGGCAGATTGCACCAAGCGATTGACGCAAAGGATCGGGCAAAGTTTGATTCCAGTTTGGCGGGAATGATCAGGGCGTACTCGGTGTTGGATCAGTGGGCTGACGATCAAGGCATCAGTCCAGCCAGCGATCAGATACCCAGAATCGAATGGCAGTTGCAGTCAGGTCAGGTCATGGTGATTGTGAGAACGGTCAACGAAACACTGGCCATTCAACGCGAGAGGCAGGAACTGGACAACAAATTCATCTGGTCAATGGAGGAACTCGAAGTCATCTTCAACGATCCGCTGGTTCAGCAAATCATTGCAGTCAAGGCGTTTGATCCAACCGCACAGGTCAAAACATTCAAATTGGGTGGAGAATCAGGGTTCGATGACATGGAAGACGATCTCCATGTCTTGGAAGGCGAGCCAGCCGAAAAGAAATTCGATACGAAATTTGCAGGGAGATTGAAAAATGGAACAAATTAAGCGTTTAGCGGCTTTGATCAAAGAAAAGGTACTGGATGCTGTCCAGCGCATTAAAACGGCTTTAAAGCGGGTTTAAAGCGATGCCAGGCAACCCAAAGCGCCGTTCCGATGTCGCAATGCTCAACAAACTGCCAGAGGACATGATCTTCTCGATGTTTGAGGCAGGCAAAAGCATCGCCGACATCTGCATCGATCTGGGCATCAGTAAGCGTGCGCTAGACGAATGGATTGAGGAAAACGACTACGGTGCTATGATTACGCGCGCGCGCACGCGTGCCGCCGATCTGATGGCCTGTGAGACGATCAAGATCGCCGACAGCATGGACATCGACCACGCGCAGCGCGATGTCCAGCGCATCCGCACTCGGCAATGGCTGGCCGAAAGGTGGGATCAGAAAACTTACGGCCTACAAAAAGCGGCATCGGTCAACATAAACATCCAAGACCTACGCATGGCGGCTTTGCGCCATGTCGAGGTTGTCGATGAGTTATCCACAGAAAATCGCAATGGTTGAGCACATTGCCCTGTGGATAATGCAAATCTGCTTGCTGATTGAGCAAATCAGAGCCAGTTATCCACATTTGACTTAACATAATGGACATCGTGTTAAATCGATTTTGTAAGTTTCATGCAAGAAAGTATATGAATCAATGACTTGCAAACGCATCAGACTGTGGATAACTTTTTCGCTGTCAAGTGGCCGCACCGACTGCCTGCTGGCCGCTGGCCGCGCGACCCCCCCTTCGCGGATTTTGGCGGGGGTGATCTGATGTCGCACCTAAACACCCACCGATCCCCATGACCCACCCCCCTACCCCCACCCCTGCGAAAAAGCGCGTCCCGAAAAAAAATTCTGAGGACTTGCTGACGAATAACCCTTTTATCGAATTCGTCAAACGATACAAGAATGATCCGGTGCTGTTTGTCCGCGAGGTGCTCAACACTGAGCCTGACCCATGGCAAGTGGAATTCTTGAATCACATCGCGGCAGGCAATAGGCGAATCAGCGTGAGAAGCGGCCACGGTGTTGGTAAATCTACTGGCGCAAGCTGGGCGATGATTTGGTATCTGTTTTTGAGGTTTCCTGTCAAGGTGGTGGTCACAGCCCCCACCAGCAGCCAACTTTACGATGCCTTGTTTGCCGAGGTTAAGCGGTGGGTGAAGGTGCTGCCACCGATGTTGTTTGACCAGTTGGAGGTGAAACAGGACCGCATTGAGGTGAAAGACGCCAACGAGGAGGCGTTCATCTCTGCTAGGACTTCACGCGCCGAGCAACCCGAGGCCTTGCAAGGGGTTCACTCTGACAATGTGATGCTGGTGGCTGATGAAGCAAGTGGCGTGCCTGAGAAGGTGTTCGAGGCGGCATCTGGCTCAATGTCTGGCCACAACGCTGTGACCTTACTGATGGGCAATCCGGTGCGCTCAAGCGGCTTTTTCTACGACACGCACAACCGTCTTGGTGGGGACTGGGTGACGATGAAGGTGTCATGCGCCGACTCGCCGCGCGTGAGTGAGGCGTACATCGAGGAGATGAAGGCGCGTTACGGTGAGGAGTCAAACGCCTACCGTATTCGCGTCTTGGGTGAGTTTCCGAAGTCGGACGAAGACACGGTGATACCGATGGAGTTGCTGGACTTGGCGATGAATCGGGATGTGGAGGCGAGTCCTTATGCGCCACTGGTGTGGGGCTTGGATGTGGCACGCTTTGGATCGGATCGCTCGGCACTGTGCAAACGCCGTGGCAACGCCGTGACTGAGCCGATCAAGACTTGGAAGAACTTAGACCTGATGCAGTTGACTGGTGCGGTGGTGGCCGAGTACGAGGCATTGATGCCAAGCGACCGGCCAACCGAGATACTGGTGGACAGCATTGGACTTGGTGCTGGCGTGGTTGACCGGCTGCGAGAGTTGAAGTTACCGGCCAGAGGCATCAATGTGGCCGAGTCACCGGCCATGGGCGGTACTTATCGGAATCTGAAGGCCGAACTTTGGTACAAGGCCAAGGCGTGGCTTGAGCAAAGGGATTGTCGGTTGCCTAAAGATGAGTTGCTGATTGCTGAGTTGGCGACTGTCAGGTATATGTTTACAAGCAACGGCAAGATTCAGATTGAGAGCAAAGAAGACATCAAGAAGCGTGGTTTGGCCAGTCCTGACAAGGCTGATGCGTTTTGCTTGACCTTTGCGTCTGATGCGGTGATCGGCATGATGGGATCGAAGGCGGGATCGAGTTGGGGGCAACCCTTGAAAAGAAACCTGTCAAGAGTTGCATAATTGACATTGTTGGTGGATAAGCGTGTCGGCATCGCGGGAGTTTTTCGTTGTTGGATTGCGCCCAAATCCTGCCTTATGAAGACCACCAACCCATATTCTTAAGGAGTAACCGCGATGAAGATGACCAAGGCACAAAAGAAAGTTGGCAAGGTGATGGGCGAGTACAAAGAGGGAACTCTGCACTCTGGCAAGGGCGGCAAAGTCGTCAAGAATCCCAAGCAGGCCATCGCCATTGCGCTGTCCGAAGCCAAGATTAAGCCTAAGAAGGCGATGAAATAATGGCCACGCTACAACGCACCATGGATCAGGCCATGGACAAAGAGGCTGGCTACCAAGACCAAGGCGCATCATGCCCTGCGCCCACACAAGACATCACGCTCAACCTAAAGAATCGCGCCAAAGCGATTACGAGCGCGGCCTACGGTCCTGAGAATCCGAATTTGCCGAACGACAACTATTGGACGCGCATGGCTGACGAGTGGGATGTATCCATTGAGGATGCAAAGAAATCTCGTTGTGGAAACTGCGCGGCCTTCAATGTGTCGGACAAGATGAAGCAGTGCATTGCTGATGGCATTGGCAATGACGCTGACCCTTGGGGAACAATCAAGTTGGCCGATCTTGGATTTTGTAGTATTTTTGACTTCAAATGCGCGTCCAGCCGTACTTGTTCGGCTTGGGTGGTGGAGGAAGATGGCGAGGATGAGGGCGAGAGCGAAGAGCCTGAGTCATTGCTGACAATCAAGATTGGGGTCAAAGATGAAGAGTAAGCCAGGTTTGTACGCCAACATCAATGCCAAGAGAGCCAGAATCGCGGCTGGCTCAGGCGAGAAGATGAACAAGGTTGGCTCTAAGGCAGCACCGTCTGCCGCTGACTTTAAGCTGGCGGCCAAGACCGCCAAAAAGAAGCCAAAGAAGTGATCTCGCCAATATGCATCAGCACAGTACATGGCAAAGGTTTGCGGGTGATGCTCACAAGCATCGCCGAGTATTGTCCCGAAGTGCCTGTGTATTTGCGCGGTCCAGAGTCCACTATTGGCGGCTTTGACGCTGACTTCAAGCTATTTGGTGCGCCGCACAATTTCGGCTTTGATTACAACGAGATCATCAACAAAGCCTTTGCCGATGGGTTTGAGTCAGTGATCTGCGCCAATGATGACATTGTGCTGACCCCCACCAGCTACCGGCTGCTGATGGAGGATGTCAAGCAGTTGAAAGAGGAAACTGGACAGCCTGTGGGTTGGGTTTCTGCGCGGTGCGATGCGGCGCGGCCTGTGCAAAATGTGCGCTCTAACCCCTTTGGCCAAGAGTTGCACTACTTCAAGTACCCGTATGAGGACGCAATTGTGCCGCTGGAATGCCCATCCCCTATCTTTGCATGGATTGGCGCTGATGCGTGGGAGGCGGCAGTATTTCCTCCGCTGAACTGGTATTCCGATGATGTGCATTGCGAGGATTTGCGTGCCGCAGGCTTTCACCATTACCTGAGCCGGTCTTATGTGCATCATGTGGGCAGCCAGACGATTGGCATGGACGGCGAGAGATTGATTCAACAGGCCATGCCATGGCTTAGAAAATACAGGCCAGAGTATGCAAAACAGTGGTTTGACACTTAATCTCGGCTCTGGCAAGGATTACAAGCCCGATTGCGTGAATGCTGACATTCGCGCAGATGTTGGCGCTGATTGGGTTGTTGACATTGGTGCGCCAATGCAGATTGACCGTCAGTTTTCCAAGATCATTGCCTTTGATGTACTCGAGCACATACCTGATTTGCAGCAGGCGATGACCAACTGCCGCGATTTGCTGGAGATGGGTGGCGAGATGCACATTCATGTCCCCTATGACCTAAGCCTTGGCGCGTGGCAAGACCCGACTCATGTGCGTGCATTCAACGAAAAGTCATGGGTTTATTACTGCGAGTGGGCGTGGTACTTGGGCTGGAAGGGCAGTCGGTTTGAGATGGAACATTTGCAAATGAGTCTCAGCAATTACGGTGCAAGCCTAGAATTACCGCAAGAAGAAATACTGCGACTGCCGCGAGCAGTTGACTCCATGTATGTGATTTTGAAGAAAGTGCCTTATGAAGACACCAGCGTGGCAGCGTAGTGAGGGGAAAAATCCCAAAGGCGGCCTGAATGCCAAGGGACGCGCCAGCGCGAAGGCCGAGGGCATGAACTTGAAAGCGCCTGTCAAGAGTGGCGACAACCCGCGCAGGGCATCATTCCTTGCGAGAATGGGGAATATGCCAGGTCCAGAGATGAAAGACGGCGAGCCAACGCGCTTGCTGCTGAGTTTGAAGGCATGGGGCGCATCGAGCAAGGCTGATGCAAGGGCGAAGGCCAAAGCAATATCTGCAAGGAACAAGAAATGATCAACGATTTGCAAATGACCACCGACATGGCGGCCACCAATCCGATGGATGACACCGAGTTACAGGGCATTGTTGCCGGTGAGTTGAAGGACGCGGTTTCATACATTGATGCCGACATCTCGCCTATCCGCGCCAAGGGAACTGAGTATTACCGTGGCGACCCCTTTGGCAATGAGGAAGATGGGCGCAGCCAAGTAGTGGCGATGGAGGTGCGAGACACGGTGTCAGCCATGATGCCAAGCCTGATGCGTGTGTTTTTCAGCACTGAGAATGTCGTTGAGTATGTACCGCGCGGTCCTGAAGATGTGGCCAGCACCCAGCAGGCGACTGATTACGCCAATTACATCTTCACCAACGACAACAATGGTTTCATGATCACCTATGCGTTGTTCAAAGACTCGCTGGTGCGTAAGTGTGGCATTGCCAAATACTGGTGGGATGAGGTTGAAGAGGTACAGATTCAGGATTATTCTGGACTCGATGACCAGACCGTGCAATTGCTGATGCAAGAGGGTGCAGAGGTCAAGATTGTGGTCAGTTATCCTGATCCATCTATGCCCATGGACATGATGCAGCCACAAGTTGATCCGGCCACCGGCTTGCCATTACCGATGCAGCAACCCATGTTGCACGATGTGCAGATCAAGCGCACCACCAAGGATGGCCGCATCCGCATCATGGCCGTGCCACCTGAAGAGTTGGTGCTGGATCGCAGAGCGCGGTCATTTGAGGATGCAGGCATCATTGCCCACCGCCAAATGGCAACCGTGGACGATTTGCTGGCCATGGGCTATGAGTTGGACGAGATTGAGGAGAACATCTCCAGCACCGACTTGGACAGCAATGACGAGTATTTGGCGCGTCAGCCGTTGTCCACCACCATGGGGTCAGGCGACAGTTTGAATCCTGGCCAGCGGCGCGTCCTCTACATCGAGGCATATATGCGCGTGGACTATGACGGCGATGGCATTGCCGAATTACGCAAGATTTGTTGCATGGGTTCAGGCTACACCATGGTGCGTAATCTCCCTGCCAGCTACATTCCTTTCGTTGACTTCCCATGCGATCCAGAGCCACACACCTCGCCGCTGGAGGCGATGTCGGTGTTTGACCTGACGCACGATATTCAGGAAATCAAGTCCGAAGTGTTGCGAAATACCTTGGATTCCTTGGCGCAGTCCATCCATCCGCGCACCGCCGTGGTTGAAGGACAGGTCAACATTGACGATGTGCTTAACAACGAGACAGGCGCAATCATCCGCATGAGAGCGCCAGGCATGGTGCAGCCGTTCTCCAGCCCATTTGTTGGCCAACCCGCGTTTGCCATGATGGATTACATGGACCAGATGCGCGAAGACCGCACCGGCATGAGCAAAGCCGCGATGGGTTTGGACGCTGATGCGTTGCAGTCGAGCACCAAAGCGGCGGTGGCCGCCACCATTGGCGCAAGCCAAGGCCGCTTGGAATTGCAAGCCCGAATCTTGGCCGAGGGCATGAAAAAGCTCTTTAAGGGCATTTTGTATCTGATGACCACCCACCAAGACAAGCCGCGCATGGTGCGTTTACGCAATGAGTGGGTAGAGATCGACCCGCGCGTTTGGAATGCCAACATGGATGTGACCGTCAATATTGGCTTGGGCAACGGTGACTCCAACGAGCGCATTCAGGCTTTGACCATGATTGCCGGCAAACAAGAGCAGATCATGCAGCAGTTTGGCTTGGACAATCCTGTGGTCACGCCATCCATGTACATCCGCACAATCCAGAAGATTGTCGAGATGTCTGGCGTAAAAGACGCATCCAGCTACTTTCAGGCGTTGCCTGCCGACTTCCAAATACCGCAGGCCGAAGCACCGAAACCGACACCAGAGGAAGTGTTGGCGCAGGTGCAGGCTCAGTCAATTCAAGCAGACATCCAGAAGAAGGCTGCCGAGTTGGAATTGAAGCGCGAGCAGATGATCCGCGATGACGATTATCGAAGAGATCAACTGGCGCAAGACTTAATGCTCAAAAAATACGAACTTGAGTTAAAGTACGGCGCACAGATTAGCACTGCCGAGATCGATGCGCGGCAGGCTATGGATCGGGAGGCCATGGCGCAAGAGTCTGCAATCATCCAACAGGCTGTGCAGACAGCGGCGAATGTGCCTCCACCCATCAACCTTAATGGAATGGCTCAATGAACGAAGAACAGGTAAGAAAAGGCCGCAAGTCCGAGCAGTTTATGCAGGACGAGGTATTTGCAGCGGCCATGGAGAAGATGCGCGGAGATTTGCTGTGGGAGTTTGAGAGCAGCAAGCCAGAAGAGGCGGCCAAGCGTGAAATTGTCTGGGCGCAGTTGCGTGCCATCGAGAACTTCAAGAATGAGCTGGTCAAAATGATCGACAACGGCAAGGTGGCACAGCGTGCCATCGAACGCGCACAGAAAAATCTTGTTTAATTAAGGAAATAGACCAATGCAAACAGTAGCACCAACGCCGCAGGCGAGTGTTGTACAAGGTCCGATGAATATGGCTGAAGCAGCCGATGCACTTGCTGGAATACTCCCCGATGAGGGACAAGAGGAAAACAGCGAGGCGCAGTTGCCCGATGAGGGCGCGGCGGTAGATGAGGAATTGCTTTCTGACGCAGACGCGGATGGCGATGAAACTGATACCGAACAATCCGAAGAAAATGAGGAATCTGAAGAGGAAGAACAGCCACAAGTCTTCACCGTCAAGGTTGACGGTAAAGAAGTCGAGGTGACGCTGGACGAACTCCAAAAAGGTTACTCAAGGACACAGGATTACACACGCAAAACGCAACAAATTGCAGAGGTGCGGAAACAAGCCGAAGCTGAGTTGCAGTCAGTGCGTGCCGAGCGTGAGCAATACGCTCAATTGTTGAGTGCTCTAGAGGAACAGGTTCAGCAGGCCGCGCAGCCAAACATTGATTGGGATCGTCTCTACCAAGAAGACCCCATCGAATGGGTAAGGCAGCGCGAGTTGATGCGTGACAGACAAGAGAAACAAGCGGCGATTCAAAGTGAAAAGCAGCGACTCTCTCAGTTGTCACAGCAAGAGCAGATGCAACAGCAACAACAGTTGTTGCAGCAGGAACAAGAGGCTTTGATGGCGGCGATCCCTGAGTGGAAAGACTCCAAAAAGGCGGCGGCTGAGAAGGCCATGCTTGTTCAATTCGGCCAGAAGGTTGGATTCTCTCCTGATGAATTGAAGAATGTTGTTGACCACAGGGCGGTTGTACTGTTGCGAAAAGCGGCGTTGTATGACCAAATGATCTCCAAGCGTGGACAGATCAAGCCAGTGACAAACAACGGTCCTAAGCCTGCCAAGCCTGGCGCAGCGGGTAGAGTTTCCAACAATACAGAGGCATTGCGAGCACAACAGCGTCTTGCGAAAACTGGCCGTGTCGATGACGCGGCTGATGCAATCTTCAAACTCTTGAAATAAGGAAACATCATGTCCATCGTAACTAATACCTTCACCACATACTCCGCAAAGGGTATCCGTGAAGACCTGAGCAATGTCATCACCAACATTTCTCCCGAAGAAACACCGTACCAATCAAACATTGGCCGCGAAACAATCACCAACACTCTGTTCGAGTGGCAGACAGATGCTTTGGCAGATGCTGGCGCTAACGCTCAGTTGGAAGGTGATGATGTTGCGTCTTTCGATGCAGTCACCGCGACTGTTCGTTTGACCAACTACGCTCAGATTGCACGCAAAACCATCATCTTGTCGAACACTGAAGAAGTGGTCAACAAGGCTGGCCGCCGTTCTGAATTGGCTTACCAGATCGCCAAGCGCGGTGCTGAGTTAAAGCGTGACCAAGAATACACATTCTTGAATGGTGCAGTTGCCGCCGCCGGTAACACCACAACTGCTCGCGCCACTGCCTCTTTGGGCGCATTTGTCAAGACCAACACCGACAAGCAAACCAACGGCGTTGACCCCAGCTACACCACCTTACCAAACAGTGCTCGCACTGACGGTAATGTGCGTACTTTCACCGAAACCATTCTCAAGAATGTGATTCAGAAAGTATGGTCTGCTGGCGGCACACCTAAGATTTTGATGGTTGGTCCCGTCAACAAGCAGCGCGTGTCTGGTTTCTCTGGCATTGCATCAAGCCGCTACAACATCAATGGTGGCGACAAGCCTGCCACTTTGATCGGTGCGGTTGACATCTATGTCAGCGATTTCGGTCAAGTCTCTGTCATCGCAAACCGCTTCCAGCGCGAGCGCGATGCTTGGGTCATTGATCCTGAGTACGCAAAGATGGTTGTGTTGCGTCCTTACCAGCAACTCGAGTTGGCCAAGACAGGTGACGCTGAGAAGCGTATGTTGTTGATCGAATTCGGTCACAAAGTGTTGGCTGAAAACGCTCACGGTCTGGCAGCAGACTTGATCACTTCTTAATTGACTGAGAGGAATGGGGGAGGAGAAATCCTCCCCTACTTACATGGAAAAACGATTTTTTGATGCAAACCCCGAAAAAGGGATCACGCGCACTTGGCACTACAACGAGGACACTGATGAGGCAACGATTCAGACAACTCAGGATTTGACTGCTGTCATTGAGGCCAACAAACGCGACTTTGCCGCCATCGACAACAAAGCAAACTGGAGGGGTGAATGGCATCATGTGGCCAGTATTCCCGAATCGGTTTACTTTCAATTGAAGGCTGAGGGAAAGATTGATGATCCGGTTTACATGAAGAAATGGCTCAATGACTTTGATAATCGGTTCTTCAGAGTGAGGCCAGGTCAGGTATGAAATACATCGCCGTCTGCACTCCCGCGCGTGACATGGTTCACACCAATTACACATACTGTATGGTGAACATGATTGCGTACCACACGCTCAACACCACTGATGCCGTCAGTCTCAAGATTTTGCAAGGCACACTGATCCAGAATCAGCGTGCTGATTTGTGTCTGGACGCGATGCGCGAGGGTTGCAGCCATATCCTGTTCATTGACTCGGACATGACTTTCCCGCAGGACATGATTGGCCGGTTGCTGGCGCATGATGTGGACATCGTGGCTGCCAACTGCGCCAGACGCAGAATGCCCACAGGTCCAACCGCACAGAATTACGATGAAAACGGCAAGCGCAAACCAGTGTTTTCGCTGCCTGAATCCACTGGTTTGGAGGAAGTCGGCTCTGTTGGCACTGGCGTGATGCTAATCAAGCGCGAAGTGTTTCAGGGGATGACTGAGCCATGGTTTGATATGCCATGGCAGTACGACAACCGAGGCTACATGGGCGAGGATGTGTTCTTTTGCAAGAAGGCTCAAGAACTTGGGTTCAAGGTGTATATTGACCATGATGTATCCAAGGAAATCGGACACATTGGCACTTTTGAATTCCGACATGAACACACTTGGATTGTCAAAGAACAGATGGAAAAAGAGGCAGTCTGATGGCACTCACAACTTATACCGAACTCAAATCATCTCTGGCCGATTGGCTTAATCGGTCTGATCTGACCTCAGTGATTCCTGACTTCATCAGTCTGGCCGAGGCGCAGATGGAGAGACAACTCCGCACACGGCAGATGATTGTGCGTGCCACTGCCACCATTGACACAGAGTATGGCGCTGTGCCTGGTGACTTTTTAGAAACCAAGTCGCTCAAACTCAACACAAATCCAGTGACATCGCTGACATTCCAGACCATTGATGCCATGGATTCGCTCTCCAACACTACCTACTTGTCCAGCGGCAAACCGTTGTACTTCACTATTGTTGGAGGACAGATCAGGGTGCTTCCCATACCTGATGGCTCATATACCGCAGAGTTGGTCTATTACGCCAAATTGACAAAGTTGTCAGCAAGTGTTGCAACCAACTGGCTGCTGACACAAGCGCCTGATGTGTATTTGTATGGTGCATTGTTGCAGGCTGCTCCTTACCTACAAGACGATGCGAGAATCTCAGTGTGGTCATCGCTGTATTTGGCTGGCTTAGACCAGTTGCAAGTCTCTGATGACCGTGGCTCAACCTCTGGTGGGTCTTTGCAAGCGCGTGCCAGGTCTTTTGGATAAGGGAAAGAGATGTCATCATTTACCGACTACACAGAGAATTTGGTGCTGAATTATTTGTTCACCGCCAATTCTGTAACACGCCCAACAGCTTGGTATATTGGATTGTTCACTGCCGCGCCATCTGACGCTGGTGGCGGCACTGAGGTGTCAGGCAATGGCTATGCGCGTGTGGCTACAGGCACACTGTCTGTCTCTGGCACTTCACCAACAAACTGCACCAATGATGCTGCCATCGAGTTTGCGGCTGCCTCTGGTGGCAATTGGGGAACGATCACACACATTGCCATCATGACGGCCATCACATCAGGAACAATGCTTGGATGGGCTGCATTGACCACCAGCCGCACCATCAATGATGGTGACATCTTGCGTATTCCTGCTGGCGACTTAGACATCACACTGACTTAAGAGGTTTTACTATGGCCTTGGTGCTTAAAGATAGGGTCAAAGAAACCTCAACAACAACAGGTACAGGTACATTCACCCTGCTGGGTGCATCTACTGGCTTCCAGTCGTTTTCATCTATTGGAGATGGCAACACAACCTACTACACAATCGCCTTGCAAGGCGGTTCTGAGTGGGAGGTTGGTATTGGCACATACACATTGTCAGGCACAACGCTGGCCAGAACAACCGTACTGGCATCAAGCAATTCTGGCTCTGCTGTCAATTTTTCTGCTGGGACAAAGGAAGTGTTTGTCACTTATCCCGCAGGCCGATCTGTGGTTGGTGGAGAGGGTTATACCGAAAACGATATTGAAATCAATGTCAGCTCAACCATCAACACAGGCAGAAACGCCATGAGTGCAGGACCAGTATCTGTGGCTTCAGGTATTACGGTTACCGTTCCAACTGGTTCAGTGTGGACTGTGGTGTAAAGGAAAGAAATGTCACAAGTAGCCATATCAGGAAATGCAAGTGGTACAGGAACTCTGACCATTGCCGCACCTAATACAAACAGCAATTACACGCTGACTTTGCCGACAAACACAGGCACTTTGATATCAACAAAAAGCGCAGGAACTGTGTTGCAAGTTGTACAAGCAACTACCTCAACAGAAACAACGACTAGCAACTCTATCGCCTCTTATGTAGATACAACACTTACGGCTTCAATTACACCGACTTCTGCATCGAGTAAGGTTCTTGTTTTTGTAAACCACGGAACAATTACGAAGTCTTCTGGCAGTGCAAATAACCGTGTATTTTTAAGATTATTGCGTGATGCTACTGTCATTTCTTTATTTGGTCAGGGTCTAAACTATACTGCTACGGCACTTGAAGTTCGTTCTAGCGCAAGTTTTGCGTACCTAGATTCTCCAGCAACCACATCGTCCACAACATATAAAACTCAATTTGCAAATGGTGACGCTGGCGCAAATGTACAAGTGCAGACTAACAGTTCTATGTCTTCAATTATTTTGATGGAAATTGCGGCATGAATAAATTTCAGGCACTTAAAAAACTATACCCGCAAGTTACTACACTTTGTGGTGGTAATGCTTTTGATGAAAATAACAATCCTGTTGTTTATGATGAAACTGTAGTTCAGGCCTACATTGATGCAACCGCATATATTGAAAAACGAGCATCAGAATACCCCCCAATCACAGACTACCTTGATGGTGTAGTCAAAGGCGATCAAGCTCAGATTGACAAATACATTGCTGATTGCTTGGCAGTCAAAGCTAAATATCCCAAGGTGACTACATGACCATAGCAATATCAGGAACAACTGGCATCACCCTTGATGGGCAGTTTAATTCTGCGTCATCAATGGGCTTCAAGAATAGAATTCTGAATGGCGGGATGGTGATTGACCAGAGGAATGCGGGGGCATCCATTACGCCTACAGCAACAGTATATTCAGTTGATCGTTGGCAAGCCACTGTAAATGTGGCATCAAAAGCAAGTTTTGACCAAACTACAACTGCACCCACTGGTTTTACAAATTCAATGTTAGTAACCTCGTTATCTGCTTATTCAGTTGCGGCTGGTGATGTTGTTACTTATCGTCAGCAAATTGAAGGGTTTAACATAGCTGATTTAGGATGGGGTACAGCATCTGCGGCAACTATTACAGTTTCATTTTGGGTGCGTTCTTCATTAACAGGAACTTTTGGTGGTTCTGTTAAAAATGGAGGCTCTACTCGTTCTTATCCTTTTACTTACACAATATCAGTTGCAGATACATGGGAGCAAAAAACAGTAATTATTGCTGGTGATACTACTGGAACATGGCCTACTGACAATACAAGCGGATTGATTCTTAGTTTTGGACTTGGAGTAGGGTCAACCACTTCAGGAACTGCTGGAGCATGGGCGGGAGCAAACTACAATTCAGCAACAGGCGCAACATCAGTAGTCGGAACAAACGGTGCTACCTTCTACATCACAGGCGTACAGCTAGAAAAAGGCTCAACAGCAACGAGCTTTGATTACAGACCTTATGGGACTGAGTTGGCTTTGTGTCAGAGGTATTTTTGGAAAATAGGTGGCACTGCGGCATACGAACAAATTGCTATGGGTTTAGTTGATGCTACTACGCAAGTAAATTGCATAACTTTAATGCCTGTTGCAATGAGAGCCGCCCCTAGTGTTGGATATAGTTCTGCTAGTGCTTTTAATGTAAATGATGCGGCTGGACAACCATCTACTACGGCAGTCGCAATTAACCAAGCGGGATTACAAACTACGGGTATTACTGTTACCTCATCAGGATTAAATGTTGGTAGAGCAGCAAGGTTTATTATTGGCAATTCAACATCTGCTTACATTAACTTTTCTTCGGAGTTATAAATGTATAAATTACACAAAGACAGATGGACAAATCAAGTTACATCTGTAACAAAAACAAATGAAGATGGTTCTGGAATGTCTATTCCACTCGACCCCGCCAATACCGACTACCAAGCCTTTTTAAAGTACCAAGCTGAAGGCGGTAAGGTCTATGGCGCAGATGAGGAAGTCCCAGCAGATGAGGAGCAGACATGACTACCTTAATAAGCGGAACGGCAGGAGTTACATTCCCAGCAGGGGGTGTAGGCAATCCAGCAGGGGCTGTTGTTGGTACATCTGACACACAGACGCTGACAAACAAGACACTGACAAGCCCAACGCTGACCACTCCAAACATTGATTCAGCACAGATTCCTACTGTATCTGGCACTGCACCAATTTATATGTGCAGAGCATGGGTTAACTTCAACGGCACAGGCACTGTGGCTATTCGTGCGAGTGGGAATGTGACAAGCATTACTGATAATGGTACTGGCGATTACACAGTGAACTTTACAACAGCAATGACAGACGCAAATTATGGGGTGAGTGGTTTAATTGGTGCTGGCTCATCAACAAATCGTGTTGCAACAGGTTGGTTTTCAGCACCAACTACAAGCGCTTTTCAAATCCGATGCAACAATGCGACATTTGCGGCAACAGATACCGAATATGTTTCTATTGCATTATTCCGCTAATCAGGAGTAACCATGAACCAAAGAATAATTTTTCCAAACGATGAAGGCGGTGTAGCCATCATTGTTCCTGCACCTGAATGCGGTTTAACCATTGAGGAAATTGCCGCAAAGGATGTTCCTGCTGGCAAGCCTTACAAGATTGTGGATGTGGCAGACATTCCAACAGACCGAGTTTTTAGAAATGCGTGGTCATGGCAAGAATAAAAGTGTTATCTTTAACAGGCCAAACAATAGGCAAATGGTCTGTTGGAGAATCATTTAGCCATGCTACAAGGGGGGAGCGTATGTATTTTTGCGTCTGTAAGTGCGGCACAAAAAAAGAAGTAAAACATACACACTTGTCAACTGGGAAAACACATTCATGTGGGTGTTCTTGGACAAAGCATGGCATGGCTAGATCAAAACAATATCGCGTATGGGATTCAATGATTCGCAGATGCCATAGTCCATCTCATCATGCGTTTAAGGATTACGGCGCTCGTGGAATAACTGTATGCGATAAGTGGAAAAATTTTGAAGGGTTTATTGAAGATATGGGTTTTCAGCCTGAAGGCCTAAGTATTGAAAGAATAAACAACGATTTGGGATACTCAAAAGAAAACTGCAAATGGGCAACGGTAACAGAGCAAGCAAGAAACAGACGCGCAACAAAACTTAATGAGGATAAAGTTGTGCAAATTAAAATATTACTTAAAACTGGAGTTAGTCAAAACAAGATTGCAAGTCAATTTTCTGTATCTCGAAGCAATATTGGGCATATTGCCCAAGGAACTACATGGAGACAATTATGAGCATTACCATCAACATTGACAAAGCCAAGACGATTGCTCACGACAAGCGCAGAGAAGCACGATCTGCTGAGTTTGCGCCACTAGACATCAAGGCAACGATTCCATCTGAAGCAACAGCGGCAGAAGCGGCAAGGCAAGCTGTGCGTGACAAGTATGCGGCTATGCAGACTGCCATTGATTCAGCATCCACGGTTGACGAGATCAAAGCGGCTATGCCATGACCCCAGAGTTACAACGATAGAAAGATAAAAAGTGTTTGGCTTTTCAGCATTTTCAGCAGCGCCCATATCCAGCTTGGCTGGAGGTGTTGTCTATGACGGTGCGGCCACCATTGCATCCACCAGCGCGGCATCTTGCTACGCCATCAGATATGCATTTGGCGGGGCCACTATTGTTGGGGTGAGTACGGTATCTGCCAGCGGCGTTAGGTACGCATTTGGCGCTGCTCAAATCAATGCTGTTTCTGACATAACTTCATCTGCCAACAGAATATATTACGCAGCATCAAGCATTGATGGCGTTTCGGCATTGAGCGCCAATGCCGTGCGCTATGGGATTGGCGCTTTTACAATAACTGCGAATTCCGAACTGTTCGCAAATGCCATATATAAATGGAATAATCAGCCTGATGTCGCAGAGGTCTGGACAAGTCAGAACGACACTGCTGAAACATGGACTCAGGTAGCAGACACCAATGAGAATTGGACTGTTCAGAATGACACATCAGAGACTTGGACTGCCGTGGCTGACACATCTGAAACTTGGACACAAACTTTACATTGAGGTGAAACATGGCTGATACAACAACGACAAATTTAGGGCTTGTTAAGCCAGAGGTAGGAGCCTCTTCAGATACTTGGGGGACCAAGATCAATAACGACATGGACACCATTGATGCGTTGTTTGATACTGGCGCATATCTAAAGGTTTCCAAAGGCGGTACAGGCGTTGGAACAATGGCAAATCTTGCGATTGAGATTGGCAAGTTGCTGTATCCAGTTGGCTCTTTGTATTACAACTCATCTGTGACAACAAACCCTGCAACACTGCTTGGCTTTGGCACATGGACTGCATTTGGCGCTGGACGAGTACCTGTTGGCTATAACGCAAGCAACACGCTATTTGATGCGCTTGAAGAAACTGGTGGTAGTGCAGATGCCATTAATGTTAGCCACACTCACACAGCAACATCGACTTCAACAGTTACTGACCCCGGACACAATCACACTGCCGCTAGATTTAGCGGTGGTAGTAGTCAAGGTGTTGGTTCGGTTGATAATGACAATGCTTCTGTTACAAGTACAAATACAACTGGTATTACTGTTGCTACAACAACATCAATCAGTACGGAAGGTTCAAGTGGCACAAATGCTAACTACCAACCGTACATCACTGTGGCAATTTGGAAGCGCACAGCATGAACGAAGTAGAAAAAGAATTTGCTGTGCATGAGGCTGTTTGTGCTGAAAGGTACGCCGCCATTGAGAAAGCCTTTGTGGAGGGTGACAGACGCATGACGCGCATCGAGTACCTGCTATACATTGTCATTGGTGCTGTGCTACTAGGTCCTGGCTTTGTTGGCACGGTAATCAACAAACTCATAGGCGGGTGAAATTGATCCGATCAGCATCTGCCTCCTTGCGGCTGGATTGGTCAAGAACATCCAGGCTGGATGTGACCTATACAAGCAGGCCAAGGAATCCTTTGTTGAGATCAAAGCCACTGCTGATGAAGTCATCGCAATTGGCAAGGAGGTTCATGGTTTTTGGAATCAGCTACTTGCGTTCTTTGGCAGCAAACCAAAGCCAGCCGCCAGTGCAAAGCCTTTGGCGAAAAAGAAGCAAGCCTATGTTGCTGTTGACGAGACTCAGGTCAAGATCGACATTGTCAGAAACCTGACCGAGTTTTTCAAGCTACAAGAACAACTGGCCGCACACATCAGGGAGGAAGAAGAGAAAAGCCAAACTGTCTATGACCCTGATCAAAACCTCATGGAAGCTGCTTTGAAGCGTGTGATGGCGCAGCAAGAGATGGACAGGCTGGTGATTCAAATCCGAGAGACTATGGTGTATCAGTCACCGCCAGAGATGGGCGCACTGTACTCCGAGGTCTTCAAGATGCGCGAGGTCATCTCAGAGGAGCAGGAAAAAGCTAGACTCAAGGAGGAAGCGAAGAAGCGAGAAGCGGCATGGCAACTCAGGCAAGAGGAAAGAAACCTGCAAGCAAAGCTGGCAGCAGTGGTGGCGACTTTTATCTTCCTCCTTTACCTGTGGCTGTGGCTGTGGTTCGTAAGTCACTGGGGGAAGAAATGATTGCCTGGATAGCCTGCTGTGTGTTGATAGCCCTCTTGCTGCCCTTGGGCGCAATGCTGTATCTGGACATCTTGGAAACAAAGAACGAAGTTAAGCAAGAGATTGTTAAGGTTGAACGGTTAAGACGCGAGATCGAGCAAAAGGAAAGGGACAAAAATGAGTAAGCAACTGGAAAAGAATTCCGAATTCAACAAATTTGATACCGACCATGATGGTGTAGTGACTGATGCTGAACTGGCACGGTCCGAGCGCATGATCACCATCGAGAACATGGACAAGATGGCTGACCAGCAACGCATCATGGCGTGGGCTGCTTTGGTGTTTCCTCCTGCCATCATTGCTTATATGGCTTCTGAGTTGGTGACGCTGGAGAAGGTCAATGCATTGAATGGCTTGGCCACCACCTACTGCGCCGCCATGGGAACGATTGTGGTGGCATTCATGGCGGCACAAGCGTATGTCAGGGGCAAGGCTGAGTCATGACGATATTCAGCCCTTGGGTGATTCTTGGCTTTGTGCTGGCCATGGGCACTGCTTTCAGCGGTGGCTACTACAAGGGTAAAGACGCTGAGTACCAGCGCCAACAGCTTGAGATTGCCGTACTCAACGCCAAGGCGCGGGAGACTGAGCAAACGATGGCAAAGGTAGCGCAGACTTATGGTGAGCAATTACGAAAGGCGAACAATGTTGCAAAGGCTAAAGAAAATCAGTTGCGTGCTGATCTCAACTCTGGTGCTCTCAAGCTGCGGATTCCTGTCAAAGCGCCCACCTGCCCAAGCCTTTCAGTGCCCGAAACCGCCACCGTTGCCAGCGGAAGTGACAGCGGAACAGCATCAGCCGAACTTGACCGACAGGCTGCTGATGCTCTTATCGCCATCGCCGCCGAAGGAGATGCCGCCATCAGGAAACTGAACACTTGTCTTGAAGCCTACGAAACCATGAGGAACACCAAATGAATCTATCAGCCAATTTCACTCTGAAAGAACTCACCAAGTCTGAGACAGCAGCACGCTTAGACATTGACAACACGCCAAATGAAGAGCAGATCGAATCATTGCGCCTGCTCTGCGAAAACATCTTGCAGCCAGTGCGGGATCACTTTGGCAAGCCTGTGAAGATTTCATCTGGGTTCAGGTGTTCTGCTTTGAATCAGGCGGCAGGAGGCTCTGCAAACTCAGACCATTGCCGTGGCCAAGCCTGCGATTTTGAGATTGATGGCATACCCAATCCAGAGCTGGCAGCTTGGATCGAAAGTAACCTTGAGTACACCCAATTGATTCTGGAGTTTTACACACCAGGCGAGCCAAATTCGGGCTGGGTGCATTGCTCATACTCCCCATCAAATCTTAAAGGTCAGTCACTCACCGCCACCAAGGTTGCGGGTAAGACCACCTATTTGCCTGGCTTGGTGGCATAAACCATGGCACTCAACCTCGATCAGCAGATCACACCACCCACGCCACCCAACCTTGGCACGGCTAATGTTGTCTACGATCAGGGTTTCTTCACGCAATCCTTTGGCGGCCTGAATGTGTACTTCAGCAAGCTCACAGCCTTGTTTTCAGCGTTGTTTGGTAGGCGTGGTGGCAAGTGGATCAACTCGCCTTATGGCGCGTTTGAGGACACCACAGATCAGACTGCGGCCAACACCACCACAGCCTATGCCGTCACATTTGACACCACAGACTTCAGCAATGGCGTTACCTTGTCAAATTCATCAAGGCTCAATGTGGCGCAGGCTGGCATCTACGACATTCAATTCAGCATCCAATTCAAGAACACCACCAATGATGGCCAAGATGTGGATGTGTGGTTTAAGAAGAACGGCACAAACATTGCCAATTCAAACAGCAGGTTTCACATCTCAGCAAGAAAATCTTCTGGCGACCCATCTCACTTGATTGCCGCAATGAATTTCTTTGTCAGTTTGGCGGCAAATGACTATGTGGAGATCATGTGGCGGCCAACAGATATTGGTGTCAGTCTTGAGCACTTTGCCGCCAGTAGTACGCCTGACCGACCAGCCGTACCGTCAGCCATTGCCACTCTCACATTCGTGTCCAATTTGTCAGTAGAAACCGCATAATTCAGCCATGGCATTCATACCTATCAAAATTCCTCCAGGCGTGTACCGAAACGGCACAGAGTATCAGTCTGCTGGCCGCTGGTATGACGCAAACCTTGTCAGATGGTTTGAGAATACGCTCAGACCGATTGGTGGTTGGCGCAAGAAAACACAAACTCAGATGAGTGGATCATGCCGTGGTTTGTTGACATGGCGAGACAATACTGGAACTGCTTGGGCTGCTCTTGGCACAAATTCAAAACTTTATGCGATGAATGGCACGACTTTTGTTTTGAAAGATATTACGCCAACTGGCTTTTCAGCAGGCATTGCCGATTCAACCAGCATCACTGGCTATGGCTATAACACCTATGGAACATTTGCGTACGGTATTCAGCGTCCAGCGTCTGACTCACTGTCACCAGCAACCACTTGGAGTTTGGACACATGGGGTGAATATTTAGTAGGTTGCTCAAACTATGACGGCAAGCTCTACGAGTGGCAGTTGGGCTTCACAACGCCAACCTTGGCGGTGGCCATCACCAACGCGCCAGTCAACTGTGCGGCTGTACTGTCTACCGCTGAGAGATTCTTGTTTGCCTTGGGTGCATCTCTCAATCCGCGTCTAGTCAAGTGGTGCGATCAAGAGAACAACACTGTCTGGACAGCATCAGCCACCAATCAGGCGGGTGACTTTGAGTTAAGCACCAGCGGCTCACTGAAGTGCGGAAAGCGCGTCAGAGGCATCAATCTGCTATTCACTGATGTTGATGTCCACACCGCCACCTATGTGGGCCTGCCCTATGTCTATTCTTTTGAGCGTGCTGGTTCAGGCTGTGGCGTGATCTCCGCGCAGTCTGTGGCTGCCATTGACTCTGCCGCCATGTGGATGAGTCAATCAGGATTCTGGTTGTTTGATGGATATGTCAAGCCAGTGCCTTGCGATGTGTCCGATTATGTTTTCACAAACATCAACTACAACCAAGCCTCAAAGATTTACGCTGTGCACAACAGCAAGTACGGCGAAGTATGGTGGTTCTACCCATCAAGCTCAAGCAACGAGATTGACAGCTATGTGGTTTTCAATTATCGAGAGCAGCACTGGAATATAGGACTGTTGGCGCGTACAGCAGGCACTGATAAAGGCGTATTCAAGAATCCATTGATGGTGTCTACTGATGGCTACATCTACGAGCATGAGGTGGGGTATGCCTATGACGCAGGTTCTGTTTTTGCTGAGTCTGGGCCGTATGAGCTTGGCAATGGCGACAACATCATGTCTGTACGCAAAGTAATACCAGATGAGCAAACGCTTGGCGAGGTTGTCGTGTCATTCAAAACCCGCGACTACCCAACGATGACCGAGACTACGCACGGCCCGTATTCAGCGTCACAGCCCACAGATGTGCGGTTCTCTGGCCGTCAGGTCAAGATTCGGTATACAGGGGCTGTGCTGGACGATTGGCGCGTTGGCGTAACCCGAGTTGACGCTGTTGCGGCAGGTAAGCGTTGATTGACGAGGCAGAGTTTGAGAGACTGCGCCATCATGTGGCTGCGGCACTAGAATACTCAGGAGGCAGTCACGCAGTTGAGGATATTGCTGAAGGCATCAGGAAGGGGCATTTTCAGCTCTGGCCAGGTGCAAATTCAGTGATAGTCACTGAGATCATTGTCTACCCGCAGTTAAAGGATTTGCACTTCTTCCTTGCTGGCGGCGACCTAGATGAACTCCGATTGATGCAACCTTTGATCGAATCGTGGGGGAAGAGTGAAGGTTGCAGCCGTGTGTCTCTCGCTGGCCGTAAGGGCTGGGAGAGGACATTTTTAAGGGACAAGGGATACGAGCCAAAGTGGTTCGTCATGTGCAAAGACTTGTGAGGTGACTTATGTCTAAGGGTGGAAAACCACAAACATCAACGCAAACGCAAACTACTGAGATAAATCCATATGCGATGCAGGCGTATCGGCAGAATTTGGATTTAGCGCGTTCTACGGCTGCGGGTCTTGGACCACAACAATTCGCTGGTTTTGATCCACGCTATGAGGCTGGCGAGGCTGCGCTTTACGAGGCCAGCATGAAACCCTTTGGCGCTGCGGATATTGCGGCGTTTCAGAATCCATACGAAGAGCAAGTCGTTCAGCAATCATTGCAAGACATTGAGCGTTCACGCCAGATGCAGGCTTTGCAAGATGCAAACAAGGCAACTGCCGCCAAAGCCTTTGGTGGCTCACGCTATGGCGTGCAGTCAGCTTTGACAAATGAAGCCGCATTGCAAGAATCCGCACGCACCGCAGGGCAGTTGCGTTCCGCTGGCTTTGGCCAAGCTGCACGACTGGCTCAAGAAGCGCGTGAGATGAATATGCGTGGCTTCCAAAACGCCATGAATCTTGGATTGACTCGCCAACAGTTTGCACAGTTGCAGCTTGATGCACAGCGCAATCTGCCTTTGCAGCGTCTTGCGATTGAGCAGGCTGCTATGGGTGCGCAACCCGCCAATCTTGGATCAACAATGACAGGCACGACAAGTCAGCCGACAAGTAAGAATGTGCTAGCTGGCGCACTTGGCGGTGCTGCGGCTGGCGCACAGTTTGGACCATGGGGTGCAGCGGCTGGCGGTTTGCTTGGAGCATTTGCATGAACTACTTAACGAACTTATTTGGTAGCGGCAATGCCGCTGGCGGTATGCGTATGCCTGTAAAGGGTCAAGGCATGGACTTGTATAGCAGTCAACCAAGCTCAAATCTTGGTATGACGATGCCAAGAAATACCTACGCCAGTGCTGATACTGGCACAGGCATGATGCCACCATCATCGTTTGGGCAGATGCCTGCTGGCGGCATGAATATGCAAACTGCACTTGGCGCAATGCAAGCCTTGGGTGGGCTTATGGGGGAGCCAGAGCAACAAGCGCCGATGCCGCAAATGCAAATGCCTCAATTACCCATGGGCAGCAATCAGAGCTATGAAGATTTGATGAAGATGTATGGTGTGCGTACTGGCGGCTTACTTGGATGAGGTGATATATGACCAATGAAGAATTGCAAAAGATGTTTGCTGAAACTGCAAGAATCAGAGAGCTTGCAAATCCAGCAGCAGTGCCTTATTCCGACTTCCAAGTACCAGCATCAAATGTTGCACCGTCATCGTTTGCATCAAACCTTGGCGGCTTACTGTTTGGCGGTGCTGACTCAGGACTGAACGAGTACCTGACAAGGGAGCAGCAAAAGCAAATGCAGTCTCAGGCACTGATGAGTGCCGCCATGTCGTTGCTGAAAAACAGTGGCTACACCACACAACCTATTTCACTTGGCCAAGCACTCGGCAGCGCGTATGAGGCTGGCACTGCTGGCTACCAAGGCGCACAGAAGAATGCCATCGAGCAGATGCTGACTAAGCAGAAGTTGGATGAGTACAAGCGTCAAGTGGCTGATGAGGAAGCGTATCGAAATATGTTCACTCAAATGCCAACTGTTGGCGCACCAATGACACCAGTACAAGCATTGTCTGTTGGTGGTGGACAAGTTGGTCCAACACCGCAACGCGCTGCCATGATTGGAATGCCAACACCTGCTGGTGTGTCAGTGGCTGGCGGTATGCCTGCTTTGACGCAAGTGCAGATGGACATCTTGCGGCGTATGACTCCAAAAGAGGGAAGAGCAGAACTCTTGAAGTTGTCGCAGCCACCAGAGATTACTGGCCAAGCATTCAAGGGTGCTGATGGCAATTACTACTACATGACCAAACAAGGTCCAATCCCAGCGACCATTGCGCCTGCTGACTTGGCGGCTGAAGAGTTTGGTGCTGCTGTTCCTGAAGTGGTTGGCGGTCAAACCCAAATGGTTCAGTACAACAAAAAAGGCGATAGAAGAGTCGTTACAAATGTAATGCCTTACGAAAAACCAGAAGCATCACCAGCCGAAGTGAAATTATTAGAAGCGGCAAAGATGCCTGTCACCATGGAAAACATCATGGCTCTCAGGCAATCATCTGCTACTAGAGTTGATGTTCGTCAAAATGCAGAGAAAAAAGGTTTAGAGCTGGGGTATGAGCTAGCAGTCAAAGACCTTGGCGTATCAAGAGATATGGCGCGGTCTGCTAATACAACACTTGCAAACATTGACAGAATTTTGCCTGCGCTTGATACGGCAATTACTGGTCCTGCGGCTGACTTTAGAACAACACTATTGCGTGTTGGCAAACAATTAAATGTTGCTGGCGCTGATGCAGATCAAGTGCTTAGAAACACCGCCACTGTTGTGCAAGGACTTGCACAGCAAGAACTTGCAGCAGCAGAACAAATGCGTGGACAAGGTGCATTGACTGATGCAGAGAGAGCAATTTTGCGTAGAGCTGCTGGCGGCGATGTGAGTCTGACGGCAGGCGAGTTGCGTGTCGGCTTGTTGGCTGCACAAAGATCAGCAAGAGCAAGAGCTGAGTCACATGGACAGTTGTTAAGTACAGCGGTTAGAACAATTCCATCGTTGGCGCAGATTGCGCCAATGTATGAAGTACCAGTCTATGGCGCACAGCCTCCAAATCCATTGCAAAATGCAATTCAGCAAGAAATTGACAGACGCAAAGCCTCTGGAGGAAAACGATGAGTGATGGACTAAGTCAGTTTAGCTATGACGAATTAGAGGCCATCCAAAAGGGTGACTTTTCAAAACTGTCAACGGAGAAATTGGAAGCCTTAAAGGAGGTTGTGGGTGGGTTGCCTACTCAGCAAGCACCAGCGCAAGTTGCGCCAATACCTGTGACAGTTGCGCCGCCAGCGCCTACACAGCGTTTGCGTGCAATTGCACAAGGCGCAACATTGACAGGTGCTGATGAGGCAGAAGCATATTTGCGATCCATGGCTGGTGAAGACTATCAAACAGCGTTGGCTGACATCAGGTCAAAGACAAAAGCCTATCAAAAGGACAGACCATTTGAGTCTCTTGGATACGAGGCTTTTGGCGGTCTATTGCCTGCGGCTGCCGTCACATTAGGAACTGGTGGTACAGCCGCGCCAGCAACATTACCTATGGCGGCAAAAACAACCGCAGATGTCGTCAGAGGTTTGGTTGGAACATCTGCGCTTGGCGGTTTGTACGGTGGCACAACGGGATTCTTGTCAGGTGAGGGTGATGTCTTTAGTCGTTTGGCAAATGTGCCTGGCGGTACAGCAGTTGGCGCAACCGTTGCCCCTACCGTCAAGACATTGATTACTGGCGGCGGAATGCTTGTTGACAAGCTCACAGACTTTGCACGCCGTCTTGCTGGTGGCCGTGGCGCAAAAATAGTTGAAACTGAATTACAGCGTTTGGCTGGAGACACTGGACTCACCACAGATGAGATCATTGACCGCATTGCTCGCGGTGAGATCATGGCTGAGAACGCCACATTGCTGGCTGCTGTGCGCGGTCTGTACGCTCAAGGTGGGAAGCCATCAACCACATTGATGTCGTCTCTAACGCGCAGACCTGAAGAGTTACGCACCTCAGTGCTGACAGATATGCAAAAGACATTGGCAGGTCAAGAGGGTAATGTCTTGAAGCAATTCAAATTGAATGACAAGCAACTCAAAGAACTTGAAACAGAGGCATACAAAGATGCTTTTGGAACTGGTGGAGTTATTGATTCAACATTGCTGCAAAGTGTGACTGATGCCTTGAAGCGTTCACCATCAGCAGTAAAAGACATCAACGATATCTATATTGCACAGACTGGCAAAAAACCATTTTTCTCATTTGACAAGAATGGCAACATCAACTTCAACCGTACACCCACACTGGAAGATGCCGAGGTCATTCGCCGTGGCATTCAGACATCAGTAGATCAAGCCTATCAATCAGGCCGTGGCGGTGTTGGTGGCGCTCTCAAAGAGGTTGAACAAGCATTGCGTGATGCAATAGACACATCATCGAAGAAGCTCGCTGATGCGCGTTTGCAGGCTGCTGTAAGACGCACCGCAAGGGATGCATTCGATGATGGCCGTAAGGTGTTTGGCAAAAGTGCAGATGAGGTTGCTATTCTGGTGGAGGAGTTGTCGCAAAAACCTGGCGCATTGTCCGCATTCCGCGCAGGCACTATGGATGCCATTCGCAACAAAATGACAACTGGAACACGCACATCAATGATGGCGAATCTTGCAAATGCAAACTCTAAAGAGGGTTTGATTTTGCGGACGATCTATCCTGGCGATGAATTACCTGGCATCTTGCAACGCATCAACACCGCTGCTCAGTCTCAAGCCGCCAAGAGCTATATTCTTGGTGGTTCTACAACTGCTCCAACATTGTTGCAGGCGGCTCGCACTGGAATGAATATCTCTGCTGAAGAGATTGCAAATGTGATGTCGGCAAATCCTTTGACGATGGCATCATCAGCAGTAAGCATTGTGAAAAAAGTTGCAACCAAACAAAATAAGAATATGACAGAGGCACAACGCGATGCTGTTGCAAAGATACTTGTCTCTGAAGACCCTGATCTTGTGCGCCGCGCTTTGGTTGATGAAAGTGCCTTTGCGTTGGTACAAAAGAAACTGAATGACTTTGCGCGTTTTGCTGGCAAGACTGTGCCTTACAGTTTGACAGGCATCACAGCAGGCAGAGTGCCAAGTGCGTTCCAAGGACAATAAATCATGGCAGACAACTACTACCAAGACCCACTAGGCGCACCAGACTACTCGGCTCAAGGGATGCCGAGTCTGCTGTCTCTGAGCAATCTGGAGTCTCTTGGGCGCGGATCGGTGGCTGGGTTGCTTGATCTGCCTTACATGATCGAAGGAATGCTCAAGGGTGATGTTGACCCGCGTATGCCGCAACGAAAGCGTGTTGTCCCATCATCTGAGCAGGTGCTGGCAACGACACCGCGCATGACGCAACCCACGCCACAGGCAGGCTTGCTGGAGACTGCTGGTGCATTCATGTCGCCTGCGCCAATGGCTGCTGTGAAGCCTGTTGCGAAGGCTGTTGGCAAGGGTGGCAAAGCTCTTGGTAAGGCTTATCTCAAAGAGATTGATGCCGCCATGATGGGTGAGCGTGGTGGTCTGCTTGGTGCTGTGACACCGCAGCCGAAATTTATGTTGCAAGGCAACAATGTTTTTGATCCTCGATTTGACGCAAGGAAACTAGAGCAAGAGCGACTCAGAAATTTGCAGACAACTGTTGTTCCGATCTACGACTACTCCATACCAAAAATTAATCTTGCGGATTATCAGGATTACCCATTCATCACCAGTATGTCGGATCGCACTCGAACTGGCTTATTGACTGATATTGATGGCGTATCTTTGAATCGTCCAGTGTACTTACAGGGTGGCCAGCCTTATATGTACGAAAACCCTGGTCAGGTTTGGGCATCAGGTACAAAGCCAGCCAGTGACATTTACAAAATGGCTGGAATTCTCAAACAGACAACAGGAAAAGACCCTTTGTACATACCTTGGGTGATGTCTCCATCAGGCAGTGACTTTGCAAATATGACTGGTGAAACAATGCTTTCATACGCGCAAACTGTTATGGGCAGGGACACCAAAAAAGCGCTTGATCGTCAAATAAAAAATAGGTTTATTCCTGATTGGAAAGGCTTGGACGATCCAGCAAGCATTGATCAATTTAAAAATTTATCGGACCGCAAACGCAAGTCCATGAAAAAGACTTTGCTTGACAAAGAATTCAGAAATGAAGGTGGTTTGAGTATTGGTGAGGCTAGACTTGCAATTGCTGATCCAAACCAACTTAATCTACCTGACGCAAGTATTTTGAATGTCGGTCAAGTATTCCCAGATCAGCCATTGATCATGCAATCAGGACATAGTGCATATCCATTGGGAGTACCTGGTCAGGGTTTAGGCGCAGTGCCAGAAAGTAGAAATATTTTTGATTTGCTTGTGATGCATCGACTAAACCGTGGAATTATTGATCCATCAAACCCCAGTAGAAAAGATATTCGCACTCTAGAAATGAAGCCTTATGCTGGTTTGCTTGATGAATCTCTACTCAAGTCTTTAGGGTATTGAACAAATATTCTGGCTTGAACTTACTCGCCAGTTTCTGACTATATCGGGTTGTCAAAAAATCTTTGACCGACTCTGGCGTGACTTCTTTGATCTTTGATCCAATGCAATAAAACTCATGCGCCGTCAATGCCTCAAGAATATCTTTTGACATCTTCACTTCAACATTCACATATGGTGACAATTTCATCATCTCTCTCCAAACAGTGCAGCCACCAGCGGATCGCGCCGTGGCTTTAACCTCTTACCTCTCTCACGCGCCAAGCGGAAAGCCTTATCGTCCAATGACTCACGCGCTCTGAATCGGCGCAGTCTCTCCACAGGTGTCAGCGGTGGCGGTTTGACAGCATCAGTGCCGATGCCATAACGGTACACCGCCACCAGCACATTGCCTGATCTGCGCCACTCTTGAATGTGGACAGTGCCTTTGAGTCGCAGTTTGTTGATCATTTGTTGTGCGCTGCGCTCGGTGCAGTAGACCTTGGTGGCCAACTCTGGCGCTGTGCAGGCTGTGCGTTGCAGCAAATCAATTACCTTGGGAAGTCTTGCGGATTTCATGCTCGCGCCTGTCGTGTCTGTCTGCCTCTTCCCTGTCAGTAAACATCTTGCCGCAGATGCTGCAACGGTAGATTTTCCCCACCGTCACAATGGTCTGTCTCTCACCTCGCAGGCCGTGTTGCTTGCCAGACATGGTGCGGATTGTTTCAATCATTTTTTGCTCAATGCTCTGGAATATGCAAAAACTTGTTTCTTTTCGTTGATGTCCTCATTATCCTGTTTGCGCTTGGCAAATTCCTCGCCCTGCTTAAAGCGTTTGAGTTGCTGATCGCGCGTCCAGATCGATGGACCTTTGTAGTCGAATGCTGATTTCATGCGTTTCCTCTGGCTCTGATGATTTCAGCCTCTATTCCAACTTCATTTTCTTGTGCCTCTGGACACATTCTTTTAAATATACGTTCACATATCAATGCACATTCTTCACGCTCTTTAGCGGCTACCAGTTTTGCAAAAATTTCAAGGTTGTTTTTGTTGCATAACCAAAGTTTTACATCACCCGTGTGTGTCCGTGTAAAACCACAGTCTTGAGCCATCTCAATAATTTCATCTTGTGTCATTTCTTCTTCCTCGGTTTGCATTGATACTCAATGTGGGTTTCTTGCTGCCTGATTTGTTCGCGGCGTTTCATGCCAATTTTCTTGCCCAAGGTGATCATCTTCAATTCAGCGTCACGCGTCCAGATCGATGGCTGGCCTTTGTAGTCCCAAGGTGATGTCATGAGTTCTCCAACTTGATGCACTCCATGCCTTCCCACTTGCACACAGGTTGTTCCTTGCACATGATGACAAAGCCTTCTATGTCACCATCACCGCCACATGACTGCACTTCATAGCCGTAGTCGCCGACTTGTACGATTAAGGGCTTGGATGGGTCAATGTTCATGCTGGTATCGTTGCCATCAATCTTGTCCCTTGTCCATGTCTTTGCCGTGTCCATCATGGCTTCCATGACAAACCACATTGATTGAGATTTCAGAATCATTTTTTCTCCAGTTTTATTTGAATTCTTTTGAACAGTTCAAACCTTGCAGGGTTGTCGTTGGTATATGTCCCCCAGCCCGCATAACGCATTTCGTTTTCTGCTTCACGCAGTAATTGATAAATTTCATCCGAGTCGCTATTCACAGCATCGTGGATTTCTAAGTAGGGGCATTTTTCACAGGTCATTGTGGGTTCTCCTCATCTCCAAAATCCATTTCTTGTGGGTGTTCAATATCATCATGGACGATGACACCATATTCGTCTGCTGGCAGAAATCTGCCGCAAACCACACAGTAGTAACCTTCTTTGTTCATGTGTTTTTCTCCTCGGCAAAGCCGTTCTTCTCCTTGAGTTTGGCTTCGATGTGTTCTACTGACCATCCAGTAGCTTCTTCTCTTTCCTCATCCGTCAGCCCCTGCCATGTGCGCTGTGGCGCAATAACACCATGCTCTGATTCAAACTTCATTGACCTGCCGCAAAGGCAGTTGTATTGAACAATCTTCACAGGCGTTGCCCATGCTTCACGGGCCTTGGCAAAGTTGTAATCTTCCATGCTCATGATTCCTCCTTAATACCGTGGGCGGCTTCTATTGCTCTGGCTATCAGCATTGGTCTTGTGCAATCAGTATCGTCAAGCGCTTTCCAAACATCTTCATCCGTCAGCGGCTTGCGCTGTGGTGGGTGGGTGTGCCAATCCTGTACCTTGGCATCATCTAGCGACAAGTTACGCATCCTTGCAAACTCTGTGATGGCTTCTACTGCGGGTGATGCGTTATCAGCAGAGGACAAAACAATGCGTTCTTTGCGTGATGTAAGCCAGCCCATAAAGTCAAACAATGCGCCACTTATGACAGAGTGAGCCACAGGCTCTTGGCTTTCCAACTCTGCAATGGCTTGGCGTA